CACCGGCGTTTACAGCGACAGTTTATGGACGTTAGAGGCATGGCAGCTAAAGGTAATGCCTGTAATGTATGCCATTTGCCAATGAAATCCTGTGTGTGCCTTGAGCAACAAGCACACTTTACACATGATGAAGGAACGAGTTGGTTTTTCCCAATGTGTGCCTGGTTTTATATTGTGTATCTCTCGGGGTGGCATTACCCTATATTCAGAAACGATGTAAGGATTATTGGCGTAAATGGAAATTATTTCTTATGGCCACTTCATCAATTGCTACCGGTGAGAAGCTTGAGCAAGTTGGAAGTATGCTATCAGATAGTACTAACCCGGAGGAGCAGGAAATTGCACATATTGTGAAATGGGGGCAGCGAGTTCACTTGATGACTGATAAAAAGTGGCTTAAAATTGTGGGTGGTATTGTGTTTATGGCTGGAATTATAGCTATTTTGTGTGGTTTGACGCTAGTGATTAAACAACGTGCAATAGACTACCGCTCAGTTAAAGTTAAACAGGATGTCAATGAACCAGGGGTGAAAACGACTGACAATGAGATCCCAAAGGATCCTGAAGATCAACAAGTCAGTATTGTTGAAATAGAGAGAGCATTGGCTGCTACCAAACCCATTCCCTCTAGCAAACCTAGACCCAATGCATGGCCTAAACCTGACCATCAGATGACACGTTTTGATTTGGGTAGCAAAACGGTTTCGTGGTCAAAGATGAGCCCTGAGGAAGTTTGCGCCCGAGTGCGTGAAAATATCGTGAAGGTTAAATTGAAGTCTCCATATGGGAATGGGTATGTCACGGCTGAATGCTATGCATATGGTGTGTGTGATCATATGTATGTATTGAACCAGCACTCGTTTAAAGAGCATGAGAAGGTCGAAGGCCCATGGGAAATCACATGGGGGGTGGATCAACCTAATATATCATTGAAGCGAACGACTGTGATTAGAAAGCAGGACATGTACCGCGTGGCCAATGATGTTGTTGCAGTTTTTTGCACAGCTTTGCCTCCGGTAGCAAATATGATTCAATTGTTTTCAAACCATCCTCTGAATTTTATGTGTGATGGATTTTTAATGAAACATAATCCAGTGATTGTTAGAGCGATTGAGTTGAAACCTATGTCATGCCAGTTGGGTGTGGAGCGCATAGGTTATGTGGCAGCTGTTGATGAACCCACAGTTGTTGGTGATCGCGGTCTACCATATATTGGTTTTACGCCCAAAGGACCGGTATTATTAGGCATTCACTCACTTGGCAGGGGTTGTGTTGCTGCTTTCGATCCAATCTTGATACCATTATTAGTGGAAGCCAGGAAGATATTATCACCCATAACGCTAGTTGAGAAAGGGGGCATTAATCTGGGAGAATATCAGTTAGTAGAACCTCATGGTAAAACACCAGCGTTCTTCTTAGAGCAGGCGAGAATATCCCTTGTTGGATCAGTGGATAGACGAATAGTTAAGTATGCGTCCAACTTGGTGAGATCAAAATTGGCAAGTTTCATGGAAGTAGAAAGCATGATACCTAGTAAAGTTATACCCACTAAATTGGACACGTGGTATCCTTGGCACCTAGGAATTGTTGATCGCGTGCATAATGAGACGTATTTCCATTTGCATGAAGTTGTTGGAGCAGCTGATGACTATCTACAAACTATACGCGAACGGCGCACTAAGCAACCTCAAGCATATATTGTGGACATACAAGTAGCAATAAATGGTTTACCAGAAATGAATCACATGCACCACTTGGATTTCAATACTTCTATGGGGTTTCCAAGAAATGTTGGGAAAAAACAGTACCTGATAGGCACTCCTGGCAATCATTCTTTTACACCAGAAATACTTCAAGAAGTAGCTGATATTCTTGAATGTTATAAAAGAGGGGAGCGATATAATCCAATATTTACGGCTAGTCTTAAAGATGAGGTCGTCAAGCCCGCAAAGGATGTGCAGGGCAAATATCGTGTGTTTATGGGAGCCCCTACTCCATGGGTCATAGCTTTCAGGATGTTGTTTTTATGGTTTGTGGAAGATATGCAAAATGATCCTTTAGTGTACGAGTCCGCTGCGGCAATTAACTGTGAAAGTATAGCATGGGATCAATTGTTCCAGTACATAACTCAACAAAGTTGTAATGCAGGTGCGGGGGATTATGGTCTGTTTGATGCTGCTACAATGGAG